TGACCTTTTGTGTAAAGTCAAGTGTTGTTGCATCTGTCATTTCAAATTCAGTAATATCTTTTAAGAAATGAGCAACCCTATTCTCAGCAACTGAGTCAATAACATCAAATTCTTCTTTATATGCCTTTAAAAGAAAAGCCATTGATATTTGCCCTGTCCCTTTTTGTAAATCAAGAATTCGTTGAAGAAATTGTGATTCCCTTCCAGGTGTCCTGAAATTACTGACGCATTTATATCGTAAAAATAGAATTGGACTTTGTTCTTTAATAGGTGAATTTGTTTCTTGAAAGAAGGCTTTAAAGTAAGGAAGCACTTTATCAAGGCGTTTTCTTGATATACGAATTACATCATTTGGTTCAAGCCATAAAGATAATATTATATATGCATCATATAATTGAATAGATGTAAAGGGGAGAACTGGGGCTGAACCAGTTGAGGAAGAAAGTAAGCTTAATGTTCTTGATAAATTTGATAAATCTGCTTGAGATGATAGACTTTTTTCATCTGCAGAAGGTTGAATTACCATTTTTGCTGAACCATCTTGATGTATGAATAATGTACCATATAGGGGATGGACACTACCTCCTCCTGATCTCAATAATACCTTTACCATGAGTAAATTCTCATCAGGTGTAATAGACCGCATATCTGCCCAACCTTGAAGAACACTTGGGTCTTCCAGCATAGGTCGGGCATTTTCATCATTACTCACATATAATTTACTTATAGGTGTATCACCCTTTGGATAAAAGCGTATATATGGTATAGTATCATTTACTTTCATATCATAAAATAACCCCTCCAATTGAAATCCTTTTATTTTATCTGCCCATGCAAATTTTAAATTACGAATACTTGATAAATCAACCTCATATCCACGTGATGTTTCACCAGGTCGTTTTAATGGTTTACCACCTTCTAACATTTCATCTAATAACTCAATCACAGTGAATCTATCTTTAAATCGTTTTATACGTGTAGGTGCTAATACTAATTCACTTTCTGATACACGGCCATTTTCATTTTCCTTTTTATACTCTGGAAAGTATACTAAAAATTTTCCCTCCCAATCTTCACGGCTAATTGGATTCGTTTCTCCCTTATATGAGCGTAATACATCTTTATATACATATAAGTGTAATATATACTCATCATTCACCGTCTTACGTTTATATAGACATTCTTCTAATAATATATCTTCATTACTAACAAGTTGTATTTGCGTAGATTGTATAAAATATTTATTAGGTGCTGATATCATTTGATGAAAGGGGGATTCTAAACCAGTTGCTTCAATCACAGGGCCAAATGAATACTGAAAGGGGTAATATTTAGTCCTTTGCGCACTCTCCTCATAATAAGGATATAATAAACACTGATTGACTGGGTGATATGCTTCATCCTCACCTTTTTCAATATAAATTTTTGTACAAAGGTCATGAATTGTATGTATAGGATATAATTCAAATACTAACTCTTCTGATGAAACTATATCAGAACCTTCGAGTGGACGTTCTGTAATAATTTTAATGCGTATAGTTTGAGTTGGAGCCTTAAATGTATCAAGGAGTTTAGGTCGGAGAACCCTTTCGACAAATGGTTCATATGTATTTTCTATTTGTTCTTCTCTGTCCATCTAACGAATGCTCATGTTACCCAATAGATAAATCAGTCCCATCCTTTTTAGGATCATATGATGGAGAATCTGTAATATGTAATCCACAATATGATACAGGATGTGACTTAAAATCTTGATATGAATATACTCCTTGTGCTTCAGCTTGTTTTAAGAGCCAGCCAAAATTATTCCAAAAATCAGGTCCATGCCCTATACTTGTTGTAATGACATGTGCCATTTCATGAAGTGCTACAAATACCATAATATTTTCATCAACTAAACTTTCATTTGTTCCTTCCCTTTGTCGGAGACATAGATATATCTTTTCTCCCTTATTTACACTATAACTTGTATGTTCTGCATCGGGTGTTGCTTCTGAAAAACGAGAAGCGTCGGGGACAAAGTTTTGAATCCATAGACGAACTTGTGGCTTATCTGGAAACTTTGTAGTAACAACCCCATAGAGAGATTCTATCTTTCTTCGCACACGGGCGATAAGATTTGCTGCTTCTTGCTTATCTGGCATATCTCTCACTTGATACGTTTTCCCATCGACAGTACTTCTTACTGTTGTAAGGGAATACTGGGAGGTTGAAAGTATAGAATTCTTAAATATATTCATTGTATTATTAAATAATCCTTGTAAATCTCCCATCTGTTAATCACATGATATGATTAACAGATAATAGTTTATAAATACCGTTTAAGAAATTTCAAGATCCCTGCGGTTAATATCAGGCTCAATGGTAGAGTTATTAAACACACTCACAGGCACTTGAGGGTTAGGGGGTTCGCTACGCAATTGATAATTGGCATTACGAAGAGATTCTCCCACTGTATTCACGCCCACAAGAGCTCCAGCAGAGAGAAAGTTTTTCCCTTTTAGGCTGCCAGTGCCCATAGGATTTTGTTGAGCCCACACAGAGCTAGCATCTTTAGGAAGAAGCTCGGAGGGTGTTAATTGGTCACGGGAATAACATCCAGAAGGAGCTTCATTAGAACCAAAGCTTGCAGGTCCACTTACATCTGAAAGGTTGGCAAATCCTTCATTTTCCTTGTCCTTGTCTTCAAATCCTTGAGAGCGAGGTGTACCTGCAGCACCAAGGGGAGGAGAAGGCATAGATGAAACACCTGGCATAGATGCCCCAGCCGTAGTTGCTGCTCCCATTGCTGTAGGAGTAGGAAGTGCTGCACTAGCCGACTTTACAGCTGCAGCTTGTGTAGCACCAGGCACAGCATTCGGCCCAGTCGCCGGCTGGCTTGCTGTAGACGCTGCGGGTAACGTTGCGGAAGGGGTAGCAAATCCCTCATAATTACTTACCATTCCCAACATAGACGGGTCAACAATATACATTCCTACAGCTAAAAGAACAATTACACCTAAAACTAATACAACTGTACGAACTTCACTGCCTGCCATTTCTGCTTCTGAATTAGTGATAGGCAATATTTTTACTCATCTTCATCCCGATCTTCCCAATCGGTATCTGTTCCATATATTTCAACATATGAGTGCATAAGTTCTTCTGCTTTAAAAAGAGCTCTGGCCGCCCTTTCTCTTGCTTGTAATACCTTCTTCTTCATTTCATGCCGGATTCCTTCACTTGAGGTATCTGTAGGAAGAAAAACAGATGTATTTGTTGGAATGGCAGGTACAGAAGCAGGGGCAGAAGGCGCAGAAGACTTAGACGGCGCAGAAGACTCAGAAGGCACAGAAGACTCAGAAGAAAGTACAATAGGTACTTCTTCATTAAATTCAATACACACCTTCTCGTTTTCTTTCGTGTCGGTAAGTGTAAATTCTATTACAAATGAATCCTTTGATATATGTAAACGAACCGGTGTATATACTACAGACCCATCAAATCCCTTTTGGACTAATTCTGTCGGAATACTATATGTCAGCTTCTCAATCAGCCATTCTTCAGTTAATGCTTTTGAAAACCATCCCTGTGTTTGATTAAAAATATATGTTACAGATGTAGGTAATGTTTCTTCAAAAAAAGATTGTGGTGTTTTTGAAAAGACGGATGGTTCCCCATATACGTCGGATGTATACGATAGATTGTTAGCATCTTTAATATCACACATATACACCTTTTTAGAAGGTTCGTAAATAGGCCTACAGAGTCTCATTCTTCAACAGTATACACTTTGCGGTTTAAACATATGTTTGCCGGTAAGTCTACTGTGTAGAATGGTTCAAGGACAAGGTCCAACATCATTTACATGGCTTGAAAATATACTAGATATACTCATCGGACATCTTCAAAATGACGTGGTGAAGGCCAAAATTAAACACCTTGTCTTGGAACCCTTTTTACAGTATTGTATAGAGCTTATATTTCCTTATATGATATTGATATGTGCAGTTATTGGAATTATGATATTATTAATGATAAGCATTTTAATTATCCTTGTGTATAAATTGCGTGCAGATAGTATGATTCCAACTTAAGTGGAAGTAGATGGACTTACAGGCGAAGACAAATGAGTTTGCAAATATGATACGTAATTGGGTTCATTTTGATAATCTAATTGCTGGATTTATGCGACAAATAGCACAAGCCCGGGCAGCAAAGACTCGCTGGGAGACAAGTGTATTAGAGTATTTAGCAAAATCAAATATGTTAAATGCTGTTATTCAAATTTCAGGTTCACGATTGACTGTCCACGAAGAAAAACATACAAGCCCTCTTACATTAAAACGCCTTGAAGAATTACTCCATGATTATTATTCAAAGAAAGCCCATGGTATTCCAGATGAAACAGATGAAATTATAAAACATATACGATTAAATCGTATATATACAAGTAAGACAAATCTCAAAAAAAGTTGATATGTATCACTTTCCAAACAGGGGGTAGCCACATGAAAAACTTTGACCTTTGGTTACGTCAACCTGTTACATTTTCATATGGAGAATCTATGGAACGAAGGGACTATATCCCCGAATTTACAAAAAATATAAAAGACTTTGTTAATTCTTTTGGATATAGATTTATATCAACATGGTCCAGTAGTATTGTTGCCACATGGTTATATACTCTCCATATACGGGAAGCACTTGGTGATACAAGTCTCTTTCCATATGAATATATTCAACATCGAAATACCATAGAAGACGAAGCCCATTTTCATAATACAATAAGCGATATCGATGTGGATGCATTCTTTGATAAATGGAAGGACTGCATGGATTTGAACGTGAATACTTCTCCCGGCAATGCGGTAAGAGATGAATATATGCGTTTTATATGGAATTACATTGACCTGGATACATCGCATCAAGGTCAAGTGGTTTCTTCTATATTATTTCCAGAGTCAGATTCTGATACAGATGACAATAATGGTAATAATGCTACAGACCATTATTTACGAGATTTGAAGGATGGATATCATGGTTAATATGAGCATAATTCTTATGCTGACCATGTATTATTATTAAATGGTAAAATACCTATTGAATCTGCCTTTGCCTTAAATTCATTTACCTTTTGTTCATAAGCAAGTGCAGTGGGTGAGGTAGGTGTATTTTTTGATACATCCGCGGCGGATTGTGATGTTTGAGGAGGTTTCTTCCCATAACATGTCACTCCATATTTTATTTCAGGATTATCAAAATATCCGCCATTTACACCAACTTGTCCGCATGACCCTCTTCCATCTTCAGGACCAGATTGCATCTTTTTATATGTATCCGCCGATGTAGGATATACTGCCATTTGACCTTTCACCCAGCCATAATTACACCAATCAGCACCCTTTGACCATGCTTCCTTTACCTGATCATATGTTGCAAGTTCTGCTCCAAGTGCTGAACATAGAGGTTCAGCATCATAATATGAAAAGGTATTTGAAGATATATTAAATACTTCTTTTCCTCCAGGAAGTACCTTTTCGACGATAGACTGCGTATGAGGGTTATGTAGCGATAGCGCGTCTGGTTGTGTTGTTAGTTGTGAATGTCCTGAAGGCCCTGAAGGTCCTGAAAGCCCTGAAGGTCCTGAAGGCCCTGAAGGTCCTGAAAGCACTGAAGGCCCTGAATGTGATGAAGGTGAATGATATGGTGTATCGTAGTATGATTTTAGTAAATCAACAGCACTATCCCATCCATGTTTTACATCATCCCTATAAAAATAAAGAAGTAATCCGGATGTAACAAGTAATACTACTATAATTACATACATACTTATTGTGAACCATCCCGTACTGCCTAGACTGCTGCCTAGAGTGCTGCCTGTATTCCCCATTAAATTTGATGTTACATTACCCACATTTGTCTTTATAAAATTATTTGCAGCTTTTAAAACACTATTTGTTTTTGCTGGCAGAATACTATTCAATGTTGAATTTCTACCGTATGCATTCATCTACCACTTAATATTTAATTTAATTGCACTGCAATGGCATAGCAATAGCACTGCAATTTAATTGTATTTGTATTTTTTAAACACCACTCTCAGGTCGTGTACGATTTCCACCGCGAGTGTTTATTAACTCGCGCTGTTCAGGAGTCGTGCATACACATCCTCCACTGCATGATACACTTGCCCCACAACAAGAAGGCTTACATTGATTATTTTTAAATATAAAAAGATTATCAGGTCCAAGTTCTACTGGTTTACCATTCAAGGGTTCATTCGGGGATGTATTTCTCCAGGAAGATACTGAATTTGTAGGTGTCAAACGAACTCCATCAAATTGACCTATTGCTTCATACAAATCTTTTGCACCACCAGCAGTTGCACCATAATTTGCAAATTTTTCAACAGCTCCCTTCTCTTTTTGCATATGAGTTACATATCCCTCAGACGTAGGTTTAAACGCCGGAGTACTCATTGACATCATAAGCACATTTGCTATAACAAGCAGAAATAAAGCACTAAGCAAAAATACATTCCTCTTCATCATTTCTATTATTAAGCAAAGAAAGTACAATATCCCGTGTTTCATATAATCGCTCACATCCTATTTCTGTCAAATCTCTTCGTATTTCACCAGCTACACTAAATTTGCCGGAACGCGTTATGATATTATACCCAAGTGCTGGTATATCCATTTTTAATATAGGATGTACCCAACGATTTCTAGTTTGATTCCATATCCATGCTGTATCTAATGAACCCGCGTGTTCACCTGTTCCAATACCTGTAAATACTCCTAGAACTTCAGTAAACGCTTTTCCATCAAAGACATAATCGTGAACTTTAATATTATATATAGGTACATACCCACGATATTTATCAATTATACGTGTTGACCCCCCTAATAATGATAATCCCTTATTTGGAACAGGGTCATCATCAGTCAAATCAAACATACCCTCATGTAAGGCATTCCAGACAAAATTTTCCATTTTTTCAAATGCGTCATTCGTATTTGGTATATCCGTCCAATCCCTTAAAAGTAATTCTCCTTCTACTGTCCAAGTCTGATTACTCGTTGTAAGGCAATACACAATATCTGGAGAGGTCGCAGGTCTAGCTGAACTATGGTCGCGCGCATGTACCCATTCCCCTACTTTTGTATCATATACAATATGTAACCCTGATATAACAACTGTTCCTATGCTTACACATGACCCACCAGGAATTCCTTGTAATATTCCTGTTACACGTCCTTCTCGCAATTCATCCCCTACATGTAAGGTTTCAACAGCTTTCCATCCATCTTTACATGCGACAAGTGTACCTGGAGCAACACAATTGAATGCTTCATCCATTCCTCCAACGGCAGCACCTGCAAGTGCTAATACTGTAATAGTAGGAAGTATAACAATAGGTATAATAGGAAGAAGGGGTATAAATAATAAAAATAAAAGTGCAATAATAATATACAGAATAATTATACATATTTTTATAATAAAATTTTTAGTATTTATTATACCTTTATACATCGATATTCCCGCAAATATAGTAGATATTACAATTCCAAATATACGATGAAAAGCACTCGACATTTTAATGAAAATAGTTGAGATGGCATATATGATTTGTTTAAATTTTTTCCATATGCCATTCATATATGAATTGAAAGGATTCGTTATTATATTAGACGCCGAATTTTTCATATTATTTATGGCCGATTGGATAGGTTTTATAGCATCAACTTGTTTTGAAAATATTCCCATTGCAGGCCCCATAACAGATGCGAAACTAGCAGCAATTATATTTTGAATACAAAATGAAAAATTATCAGCAGCAAAATCATCAGCGTCAATGGAAGAATCATTCGGGTCTGGAATACTTTTAGCAATTAACATAACAAGTAATTCACAACGACGTTCATTCCAATTTGTACGAATATCGTGTAATTGAATACTTGTAAATATATATAGAAATATACTTATAAATACGAAAGTTGTAGCCAGAAGGGGCAATGCCTCTAGCATTCTGTTTGTACCATATGTGATTCGTTCACTTCAGTTCCGCGTAATACTACCGTATAGGCATCCTCTATTTCAGGATGATGAATCTCAACATAATCACGAAACATAGTCCCTTGTGCTGTTTCTATACATGCACCTGGGCTTATGATGTACGATATAAATATCGTTGGTTCACATGGAACAATAGGAGAAATATCACCTGCGCGACGCCATTTCTTTTCATTCGCTCTCCATAGTAATGTTCCTGACCCATATGCTTCTCCATCAATCCAACAACACGTGGTACATTCTTTCCGTATAACACCTAACACTTCGCCATGTGACAAACGTGTACCAAGTGATATATCTTTTGCCGGAGCAATAGAACCATCCTTTTGTAGTATTTTTGTATCTGGATGACAAGATCTTATATATTCACCCCCCTTTAATTGAGTAGTATCATTTGAAGAATTTACACACTTTAACACATAGTTCATTGTATCAATATCTCCTTCATCTGACTCATCGTAATCACGAAATATAAACCCATTTACTGGAAATTGATGCGTCGAAGTATTAAAACAAATTAAAGGACGCTGAGTTCCACCATACCATTCACCAATATGTATTGCTTCAGGATGTTCTCCTGCATGAATCCATTTACCCATGTAAAGTAAATAATGATTTATACTCACAGTACATCCTCGTAAATAACACATTTCTTGGCCATCTCCTAAAATACGAAAAAGGCATGTTACACGGTCGTTTGTCCCTTGAAATATATCACCCATTTTTACATCTTTTATAGCAATACGTCCTCTACCTTCTATACTAACAGGAGTATCAGGGTCAAAACACATAATATTCAAGAACTTAAAGAGGGGTGTATTTCCTAAATTATCAGCAGCTTTAATGCCAGACATACCCATAAACATGATAGAGTTCATCATAGCAAAAATGCGACCCATGAGAAATTTTATACGAAATGCAGATGTCTGAATTGTATAAAAAAGTGATTTAAACCGGCTAGAAAATTCAGAAAAAACTTTAGTAAAGCTGCCTATAAGAGTAGCAAATGTCATACGAATAGAATTAATACTTGAAAGTAGTGTTACAAGAATTTGGGCAAACATCCCCATAAATGAAAATAAAGGTGCCATTGCTCCTCCGGAATATCCATCAAATATATTTTTAAGACAAAACTGTAAATTATTCGTTGCATCATGGCCATATATAGGCGCCGATAACATAACGTCGGGACGACATCTATATTTTGGCCAATTCTCTTTTACTTTTTGAACATCAATCATTTTTGATACTCCAAAAATCATACCTACAAAAATAAGCGTCATCAGTAGAATCCCGAGCATCTCTATTGAATCATGTCTTTCTGTTTGTTATAAATACTAAGGATCCAATCGGCAT